CAGGGATGCCTCGAACCAAATTCGACCCGTGCCACCGGAGGCGATGGGGCCGAGAGGCCGGGTGTAAATCTGCGTGAACGCTTGGGCGGTGCCGGCGACAGTCGCCGACAGAACGTGGTCAAACGTACCAGCCTGAACGAAACTCTGCGTCAGGCCGCCGAGACCAGGGGTACCGGAGTTAGGAAGACCCGGCAAACTTGCAACATCGTAAAAATGCTGCGTTTGAAAATAACCGTTACCTTCGTCCTGTAACTCGTAGGCGAGGCAGTCCGCCCACACGCCGTCCGAAGGGGACTGCGGCAGATTGGGGTTCGTCTGCGCATATCGTGCAATTCCATAAGCCATATCAAAATCCTCAAATCAGAGTAGAAGTCAAGAACGCCATAACTCCTATGGCTTAGGTGGTCGGGATGACATTGTGAAGGACAAAACCCGCCGTGCGCCGGTTCGTCACAAGGTTATTGTGCGAACCGTCAAGAAACACGGTGAAGGTCGTGTGCTGGCCGCGGTCAACCATCGGCTTGCTTTCCTCCATCCAATACCCTTCCTGAACGATGGGTTGGAACTTGGACCAATCAATGCAGTAGATGGGGTTCGGCGTGAACGCCTCGCCGCCGCCGGCCGTGACCGTGAAACCGTCAAGTTGCGGAATGTACACAACGGGCATCTTGTTGAAATAAACGCAGCCCTCAAAATTGTGCAGCATCTTGCCGGCCAAATCCTCCGGCTGGTTGTCGTCATCACGCTTGTCGGCCAAATCTTCAAGTTCCGTCACCACATCGTCTGCGGCGTAGAGCTTGATTTTCTTGCCAACGGCGTCATCGCCGGGGGTCTTGACGAACGGAGCGGGCTTAAAGCGCGTGCGGCGCACGGCGCTGCGAAGTTTGCGCAGGAGCGCATTGTCGATGCGGTTGTACACATCGGCGTAGTTCGCCCACTTCGGTTCAGCGCTGGCATCAATGCCGGCGCAGACCGTGCCAGTCGTGCCGTTCTGATAACGGATGGTCGTGGCGTTGAATCCGCCGACCGTGGCGCCATTGGCCAGGAAGTTGATATAATACGGCACACCATACGGATACAATGTGTCGGTGGAACTTGTCGGCGTCATCCAGCCGCGTTCCTCGATCAGCTCGGCCAAATCCCACATGCGCTCCACGCGCCGGGATTCAAGCAAGTTGATGAACCCCTTCGAGGAGTTCTTATTGCGCAGGATTTCGACCACATCCCAGGAATAATCGGTACCGATCTGGGTCCAGGGCACGTTGATAACAAATTGGCTCTGGTCAACGGTAGGCTGGTCAGTATCGTACAGCCGTCGATAGCGCGCGCGACCATGACGGTCAAGAATTGCGTTGCGCTGGATTGAAGTGCCGCCATCGACTTCTCGGCGGGATTCCTCGTAAATCTGACAGAATTCGTAGTGTTGGCTGTCCCACATCACTTCAAACTGCCCTTTGGGCAGGTCTCGGAGAGTGGTCGCCAGAAGATCAGCTAATTGACTTGCATCGACGCCCATGAGAGGTTCCTTGAATCGTTAAGACGTAAACACTCGCTTCATCCTTGAGGCGACGTTCTTTTCGAGTTCGTCCCGGTTCTTCGCCGGCTTTTCTCCGCCAGGGTTCGCGCCCCGGCCGGATGGTTTTACGGAAAGTCCTTTATTCCGTTTTTGCAACTCACCGCGGATTTCCTCACGCGCGGCGCTGTTCTTGAACTTCGCGCTGATGGCGTCATGCGCCATCGTCAACGCTTCTTCAACCGGCAACGTGCGGCCCTGGAACGCGGCGCCGGCACAAAGCGCGTCGGCATATTCCAAAACCTGCCTGCGCGTCTCAATCTGCGCCTCAGGGAGTTTATTCACAGGGCCATCCCCGTAGAACTCCTTGAATGGCTTCAACTCGACGCCGGCGAAAAATCCCTCGACTTGCTTGCCGAGTGTATCATTCGCCGCCTGATCGGTGCGCTTCTGCGCGGCCGTCACTTGGGGAAGAACCGCGTTAATGCGGTCGATCACACCATTTACCGGTCCGACGAGAACATTCAGGAGTTCGTCGTCACCATACTTCTTTCGCAATTCCTCCATGTCGAGCTTTGCGAGCGCGCCTTGGGGGATTGCGGCGGGTGCTGCGGGCTGGGCGACCGGTCCGGTTTTGCCGGCCTTTGCCTGCCAGCCGAGTTCCGCCATCTTGGCGATCTCAGCATTACGAGTCTCATGCACCTTACGGGCGAAGGTCAGAAAACCCGTGCCCTGAGACTTGAACGCCGATTTGATCTCATCATCAGACCACTCGGCGGCTTTCAAAGATCGAACGTATGCAGCCGGAAGGGTTGGGGCGCCATCAGCCGCAGCTTCGGTACTAGGTTCCTCTTTGGTTTCAGATGGCGCCTCATCCTCTTTCGGGGGCGCCTCATTTCGTTCATGCCGGGCCTCTTTACCGGCCGGCTTGTCTGGCGTGCCTTCAATGACGCCAGTTGACTCATCTTCCTTGTCAACCGTTCCCATTATCGACGCAAATTGATCGTCGATCCTGGATGCCAGGGCTGATTTGTCCTCAGTGGACATCTTGGCTTTATTCGACAACACTCTCGTATCGTCAATATTCTCCGCCATCGCGCTCTCCGTTGCCTGCTATGCAGGGGCAAGTTCTAGGTGCTACAGGTATATTATACCACATAAACCGGATAAAGCCAACTAATTTCGCTCAGAAAATCCCGCCGCGGCCAGGGCTTGCATCTTGCCTTTGCGGTTCTTTGCTATCGGCACCCCATACATGGGGTTGCTCTGGTCGTCCGAGATTTCGATATCAGGACATTGCTGTTGAAATTTCCTGACTTCCTCCGGCGTATCCGCGGCGATACTGAACATTTCAATCGGCTTGTGGAAGTTTTGCAAGTCGGTGTGAACGTGGGATATCTGCTTCTGGTAGTGAGCGCCCTTGCACTTCGGGCATACCGTCAGTACGGTCGCCATCGTATGAAGTTCGGTGTCTTCGTGATTGCAGTCGCCGCATTTGTATTCATACAACGGCATTGCGCCCCCAGGTGAAATTGGGTGTGAAGCGGATCAGACAGTTCGGCACTTCCCAGACTTGGCCGCTCGCATCGAATACAACTGTCCACAGCCGGTCAAGGTCATGCTGGGTGTCAATGAAGATCGCCATGCCACGGCCGGTCGGGCCTTTCCAGTCCGCCGCCGGCATCACTGTAACTTCCCGCGGCGTGTTCAACTCCAAAACCATGTTAACCTCCATATCCAGATTTGCGAAGGTGCCCCATCTGGCCGGCATGATGTTCCGAACTATCGGGGTGGGCATTTCCGCTGGTATGCAGATGTTCCAGCGTCTTCGCCAGATTCGCCCGACGCCCTTCAACTCCACCATGCGCCGCAGCGGCGTCAAGTTTCTTGGCCGGGATTTTTTCGCCGGCTGGAACGTGAAGTTCTTTATGTAATGCGCCAGGATGCTTAATGGCGCCTGCTATCCAGTTCTTTGCCATAATTAAATACCTCTATGTCCGGCCCGGCGCAGATGCCCGTGCGAGGCCTTAGAATGCGATGACGAATCGGGATGCGCGCCGCCGCCCTTCACATGTTCAGGCAGCGATTTGATTGACGGCGTTTTCGCGGCCCACTCCTTCGCCATCTGCGGATGTTGGGAGTACATGAATCGGGCTTGTGCTTTCGATTGAAACGGCATTGGATGGTCCTTGCAAAAGTCGGTCAATATCATCGGCCCAGCGGTCGATGGTAAATTTCTCTTTCACCAATTCTCGGTTATACCATCCCATTGATTCGCGTCCGGCAATGGATTCATTCGCGCAATGACGGATGGCGGAAGCTAATAATTGCGGAGAATCAACAGGAAATAGATAGCCGCGTACTCCACAATACATCAATTCACAGAGTCCACCAACATTAGCAAAAATTACGGGTTTGCCGGCCTCCATCGCTTCCAGCGCCACAAGGTTAATCAGATCATCGCGCGAGGGAACAATGACCAGATCGCATTCATCAATGGCGCGTTGCTTTGTCGCTTCGTTGACGCGGCCAACCCAACTGACTCGTGAAGCGCCAGTCTTGATCTCGCCGAGTTCCTTGTAGAATGTCGGTTCGGCGTAGCTGCCGATGAAATTCAATTGGTACTTGGGATTGTCCAGAATCTTCATTGCCTTCAACGCGATGTCATGCCCTTTGCGGCGCTGGATAGACCCCAGTAGTAATATCCGGAAGTCGTCATGACGCGATGCGGGGGGTAGCTGATCTCGTATGACGATTCCGGGTGCAGAAATATCAATGGGTTGGTTTCGGAAGGGTTGGTAGAGTCTACGGGAGTACTCACAGTCTGTGAAGACGGCACTGGCTCCGTTAAAGGCGCGCTCGACAACGCGGGATGTATGACTGGTTCCCCGATCGGCGGCTTGGAGGTTACGAAGTTGTTCAACCCATTCTGGTGTTTCATGGATACCCCAAACGCAACGGACCCCCATATCGGCAGCAGCGGCGACGGATCGGATCGTCACTAAGGTATTCGCCAACAGGGCATCGGCGCCATATAGTGCCGACCGGGCGATTGTTTCCTCGCCTAGAATGCCAGTCACAACCTGGCATGGAATGCCGATGTCATTATACCAATCAATTAAAGGGCCAACTGATGGTGAGATGACATGAATTTTCCACTTTTCACGCAGTTTTTCAACAAGGTGGAAAAGACCGATTGGTGCCCCAGATTCATTTAAATCATGGGTGATTACCTCTAAAGTCTTCATTTCTGTTCTCCTTCTTGTCTCAGGAATACGACGCACTATTTCTTACGCCTGCATATATGGGCCTTCGTCCTGAGCGCCCGATCCGCCGTTCCATTTCGACATCTTAGCGCCGTCCTTACCCGCAGCGTTGGAATCCGGTTCATCCTGATCCTTCGGGTAGAAGGTCTCCTGCATCTTCTTGCCGACCTTGGCTTCGAGTGCCTTGCGCGATTGTTTGTGGGCCGCATTCACCGCATCCTTCTTTTTTGATAGATGGGCGTGCGCTTTGGCATGGCGGTCAGGATCGCTCTTGATTTCCTCCGCCTTCTGCAAGGCGTCAGCATCAGAAGCAGCAGCAGTATCGTCAGGATCATAGGGATCATTTTTCGGCATAATTAAACTCCTGCCGTAGCGTTAGCCAGCGGCGGTTTGGCGGTACTTGGGGTGAAAGCATGGCGAATCGCCAGCTTGATTGCAGTTTGCGCATCATTGGCGCCGGCCTGGGCATCCTGACGCTGTTGTAATCCTGGGGTGGGTGGGGCGCCCTGCACGTTGCCGGGCTGCCCATTCTGGGCGATGGCCGGCGCTAAGCCGGGATTCGGCTGGCCGGCAATCTGCCCTTTGCTGGGACCGGGCTGCGGACCCATCGCCATACGTTGCATGGCGGTTTGCTGCACCTGCGGCGCGAGCAATACCTCATCCATCCACTCAATTCCGGCGTCATGCGCCATCCTCACGAGGAAGGCGATGGGATCGAATGGGATGCCCATGCTTCCAAATATCTGCGCAGCCGAAGCGACGGCCGGAAGTATTTGCTGCGCGAAGGCCATGGCCTGTTGTAGTCGGGTCTTACTGTCCCTCCGTCCCATTGATTCCGGTTCAATGTTAAAAGTGAAGTCGAGGAAATCGCCCCGACGTGCCTCCGGGGTAAGTATGACTTGCACATCCTGCATTGTCGGCGGTTGCAGGAACGGTTCACCAGTCGGCCCAAGCACAGGGCCACCGGGCGCCATCTGGCGCCGGGTGAGCGGAATCTTCATCAGCGGGTCGGTGTGAAAATACCATGCGCGCTTCCGAGCCTCGCCCGCGGCCATCTGGTACACGAGGTCTTTCATGTCTTCCAGGCCTATGCTCGCATTCTGTTGCAGGACGTTCACCGCGGTCGCGCTCTTGCCTTCAATTCGCTGACCCCCAATCTGGTCGGGGTTTGCGGCCATCTGGTTGAACCAATCCTGCAACTGCGCGAGATTGCGCTCGTTACTGTTCTGCTGGCCCCCGAAATGATAAACCTGGACACCATCGGGATCGTCAACCTTGACTGCTTCGCCATCGCCGGCATCACGAAGTTCCGTCGCATCATCAGCCGATGATGCTTTATAACCCATTATGTCTTTTTGCCGTTCCGCCTGTTCCACAATCTTTTTGGCCATGCGATTAGCCAGGACATGAAGATCATACCAAATACCCACGGTAGGGATAGGAAGCGGGTTTCCAGGTACAGGTGGTGTAAGGGAGAGTAGCGTATATGGGCCTTCTTTGACCCCATAATAATCATCCACACGCAAATAATCATCAAACAAAACATCATCAGACCCAGGCACCGTAACGATAGCATTGGCTGATGGAACCCAGATTTCGGCAATTTCGACTTCATCTTCCAGATCGTAGTTATCTTCAACATTGATCTGTCGCATCGACAAGTCGAACGCTTGACGCTTCCGCCGTTCGTCGCTACAAATCGGGAGTCGGTTCACAAGGTCTTCATCATACAAACCCGTCTCAAGCAGAGTCCGGCGGGGCACTCGAATCTTATCGCCAATAAATGCCGCGTCCCGGAACATGTG